GTTTGTTGCGGTATCTGCGAATCCAATCCCGTGCCTCGGTCTGGCGCAAGGTCTCCAGCATCTCGCAACGCTCGGTTGATGTCAGCAAGGCTAAATTCTTGGCCTTCCCGTCTTCTGTCCAATAAGGATTTGTGGTCATAGTTCATATTAATTCCAAAGACATTTGACTGATTCTTTTGTCTTGTAATGGTTTGTATTCGAGATTGAGTTCACATCCAAGGTAATGCCGACCTAAGTCCTGTGCAACCTGTGCTGTTGTGCCGCTACCCATAAAAGGGTCAAGCACTATACCGCCAACAGGTGCGCCAGCAAGAATGCAGGGTTCGATTAAGTCTGGTGGGAATACTGCGAAATGTGCGCCAGCGTAGGGTTTTGGGCTGACTGTCCAAACACTTCTTTTGTTTTTCAGTTCAGATATTTCTGTTGGCAAAGCATCTGGATGTTCATTTCCAGTTGATACTTTCCCATCTACATTCCTCATTGCCTTTTTGGGAGAGTTAAAACTTTGTTGTTCTCCAGCATGAATTGATTTTTCTTTTATCGCATCGGCATCGTAGTAATACTTCTGTGACTTGCTCAACAAAAAAATGTACTCATGCGCTTTGGTGCAACGATCTTGCACACTCTCAGGCATGGGGTTTGGCTTGTGCCAAATAATGTCTTGGCGCAGATACCAACCATCAGCCCTTAAAGCAAATGCCAGCATCCACGGTATGCCAATCAGGTCTTTGGATTTGTACCCTGCAAGTTTTTGGGTCTTACTAACTGACTGACCATTACGACCTTCAGGGTTCTTAGGGTCTACCCAATCACCCTTACTACCAGTTCCACAATAGCTGTCTCCAATGTTGAGCCATAGCGTTCCATCTTCTTCCAGTACATCCCACACGCATCGAAACACCTCAACCATTGCATTGATGTATTCCTCTGGTGTTGCCTCAAGACCAATCTGTCCATCATGTCCATAATCTCGCAGACCATAGTAAGGAGGGCTGGTTACACAAGTCTGTGCTTTGATGCCCTGTTCTTTCCACTTACGCATGGTTTCCCTGCAATCACCGAATTCGATTTTGTTCATCAAAACACCTCATCATCTTGCCAGTGCTGAACTGGTGGCTGCTTAAATGTTGCTACTGAAATATCCCGCTGGGTGGCTGGCTTTTTGTCTGACCATTGGTGCATTGAGCATTTTGGGGCTTCAATCTTTACCGACCAAGGGTTTTGACAACCAGCCACAGAGCACTTGAGTTTTTCTAATTCGTCCACTTTGACCTCAATTCTGCAAGTTTGCGTTTGGCTTCTGCAACCACTTCAGGGTCAACAGGCTTTGGGTTGTATTCAAGCTGGACTTGATTTGTGGGGATGCTTGGCCCTGCATTGCAAAACTCCCGAAAAGTAATTGCGCTTGGCGGGAATTCACCTTTGAGCCGATCAATTCCGTAGTCCATGCTGGGTCGGTAAGTTAAAAACCGCCCAAGCTGCTGCTTCCACTCTTGCCGCACCATCTCATGGTCTACCCCTTCCCAATGCCGCAAAAATGCTGCCCCGTAAATTGCACTCATGCGACCAAAAATGTAATCAAGACCTTCATCTGGGGTGCATTCGTTATTTGAGTAATTGGACATTGCTTTGCCCTCCAAGTAATCCTCGTGTCAAACCTTGCAGCACAGTTGCGTTGCGCTGCCCTGTTTTTGTCAAGCCATTTTGCGTTTGTTTTTCAGCAACCCAGTCTGCCTTAAATCCTCTCCACCCCCTAGCAACACATTCGGTTAATGCTTGCTCAAGTGTCCACCCTGCTTTTTCAGCCTCGTTAGCAATTCGGGTTATCGCAGTTTGGGTGATTGAGGCTTTATTCGCTTTTCGATGGGAAACAAAGTCTTGCCAAACAGATTGTGAAACGCCTTCAGGCGTTGTATTTATATTGGTTACTGGTTTATGGTTATTGGTTATTGGTTTATGGTTAGGTGGCGGTTCGTTTACGCTTTGTTCACGATTCGTGCTTTTTTCCCTACGCTTCGTTTCCCTTTCTATAGCGATTCGTTTGTTTGTATCTGCTTTTGCATGGTATTCAAGCAACTCTTGCAGGATTCGGTCTTGCACATAGCAGCCATCTTTATCAAGCGTGAAAAACCTAGATAAAACAAACTTTACAGCCTCAACCTCTGCTTCTGTTGATGCCCAAGTCCATTCAATTGCTTGCTCTAAAGTTGGAAAAACTTCACGGTCATAGCACGAATCAATAAGAAGCGTGTACGAACCGTGCTGAAGCATAGTTAGCCGGCCAGCCTTCTTTGCGTAGTCGCCAAGATTTCTTTTGTAGTAATGCATCATGGCCGCCAGTCTGCAAAGCCATGCACTTGCAAAACAAGGAATCTCTCGGTTTGGCAGTTTTTTGCAAGCCGTGTGGCTTCTTTTAATGCTGCATCAAATGAGTCTTGGTAACAGGTAAACCTGAACGACTTAGTTGACCTAGCTTGCCGCATAACGACAAACTTCAAAGCTATATTTTCAAGGGGAATTTCGCCAATGAGTTTTGGCTTTTTGAGGGTAAGTGTTGCCACGATTTAACCTTACTGATGTCGGTTGCTGATACTTAAACACTGATGGCAGGACGGTATCAGAATCGTCTTTTCGGGAGCTACCCTAGCCGTGTTTGATGCAATTTTACACTAAAACCATTCAGGCTTCAAAACTTTAAGCTGCCAAACCCTGCCCTCTGGCATCTCACGCCACTGGCTTACAGCCGCACGGCTGATGCCAAGGATCCTCGCAAGCTCACTCTGTGACCCTGCCAATTTGGTAGCCTGTTCTTTTGTCATGCCGCATATTCTATGTTAAGCCCAATAAACAACAAACCCCCACAAAATAGTTGGGTATTAAACAAAGTGCTTGCATGAATGTTTAGTTTGCTTAACAATACATCCCATGCCCTAGCAATTTCGCAAGGGGTCTTTAAGGATTCAAAATGGAAATTTATGCAAAAGTTGAAGGCAATGTAAGTTTTAAAAGCATTTCTTATATTGTCAATCGTGCGCTGGCTGATTCGCTTGAAGCCAAGGGTTTAACAGACCAACAAATATTGGACTATCTAAGTTCCACACGCATACGCCATGCGCTTGACCAATCATTAGGTGAAGCGTTGGCAGTAGCTGTTAACAAATGGGCAGAAACACAATCAACTGATGACTTTATTTTTGGTTAAAAAGGATTAAAAATGTTTGAAATTGAAAAATACACCAAACCGACCAACTGGGCAAATGTTGCCCTCTGGGTTGTATCAATTGCTGCCATTGTGGTGGTTGCTTTAGATGTTTTTTACTGGAGGGCTTGATTATGTTGCACGATGGCGAAGAAGGCGAATTCTGTGAATTCATTGACTCAACTGGTGAGGTCAGGGTGTGCTGGACTTGGTGTGAAGGCGATGACTGGGACACCGATGGCTATTTTGATGTTTTTGTTTTTGAAGGCAAGAACGACATCACTTACGACATCCCAAAAGATGAACTCAATTGGCTTGAAAAACAAGTGCCAATCTATGCTGGATACGAACCCCCAAGTCGCCAGCGTGTGGCTCGGGCAATCAATGGTTACTTCAACAAAACTTTCTAAAGGCAATTCATGAAATACATTTTTTTACTTTTGGCTTTGGTTGGATGCGCCAGCCAAGCCCCAGCACCCGTAGAAACACGGGGTGAAACCATGCAAGAGTTGGTCATGGACAAAACGATTCAGTCAATGGGTCGTAATGAGGTAATCGATGGAATTAAACAGTGCGAAACCGCAGGGCTTCGTGCAATTCCAATTTACGCAAAACGCAAGATAAATGGACACTCCGCTGAAACGGTTGTGGATGTTACTTGTGGCCCACGGTACAGATAAACAGGAGTCATCATGGAAACACCAATCGGAAAAAACATTGCCGCAGCATTTGTCAAAGCACAGCGAGCCTTTGGCCCTGCGCTAAAAACCTCGACAAACCCGCATTTTCGTAGCAAATATGCTGACCTATCAAACTGCATTGAGGCTGTCATTGATGCCTTAAATGCCAATGGCATCGGTCTTATGCAGCGCACCTACGAATCAAAAGACGGGGTGATGGTGGAAACAATCTTTGTCCACGAATCAGGCGAGGTTATGGAGTGCGGAATGCTTCATGTTCCAGCCGCCAAGCAAGACCCTCAGGGTTATGGGTCTGCATTGACTTACGCAAGACGCTACAGCCTTTTGGCAGCAACTGGGTTAGCACCTGAAGACGATGACGGGAACTCTGCCAGCAGACGCACCGAGATTAAATCCACGGTCAACGAAAGCCAGCTTCTTGACTTGATGGCGGCGATGGATGAAGTCACCACACTAAAAGAGTTGCAAGAAACTTATAAAGCTGCTTACAAGGCCACTAATGGCGAACAAGCATGGCAGACCAAAGTCATTACCAAAAAAGACGCTAAAAAATCTCAATTGGAGTCTGCATGAAAAGCGAAATATCACTTGAAACTTTGGTAATGGCAAAACAAGCCATTGATGACCTGACGCAATGGCATTTGGAGAGGGCTGTTAAAGACTTGTCAGAATTCGACCGAACTGCTGATTTGCGTAAAAAAGCATATAAGGCCGCAAGTCAAATTGAACAGGCCACATATGCACTTTTGCTAACAACAAAACTGGAGGTTACAAATGGAACAGGGAACGGTTGAATGGTTTGCCGCCCGATGCGGCAAGGTCACCGCCAGTAGGGTGGCAGACATCATCGCCAAGACCAAAACTGGTTTCAGCACCAGTAGGGATAACTACATGGCGCAACTTGTCTGTGAACGGATGACAGGCAAACCCGCAGAGTCATACAGCAATGCTGCTATGGCTTGGGGTACTGAACAAGAAGTTTTTGCCCGTGCCGCCTATGAGTCCGTTAAAGACGTTTTAGTGCAAGAAGTGGGGTTTGTATTGCACCCCAACATTTCAGAGGCTGGTGCGTCCCCTGATGGCCTTGTGGGGTTGTTTGGATTGGTTGAAATAAAAGCGCCCAACAGCAGTACGCATATCCAGACTTTGTTAGATCAGAAAGTGCCTGAAAAATACAACACCCAGATGCAATGGCAAATGGCTTGCACAGAACGCCATTGGTGCGACTTTGTAAGTTTTGATCCTCGCATGGATAAGGGCTTGCAATTGTTCATCAAACGGGTTGAATTTGACCCACTCTATGTAGCCAGCCTTGAAAAAGAAGTTTTAAATTTCTTATTTGATGTTGAATACAAAATCACCCAACTTAACAAACTGAAAGACTGACATGATAAAAATCAAAGACCTAGTAGCAACAAACGGTAACTACAAAAACAAAGACGGTGAAGAAAAAGCACGTTGGATCAACATTGGTGCATTATTCCAAGATGGCAACAAACTTAGCATCAAACTTGAAAGCATTCCTGTTGGTGGCAATTGGAATGGTTGGGTTAGTTGCGTTGACCCTAAACCAGTTGATGGCAGCGAAAGACGGTTGCCAAAAAAGTATGATGGTTTTGAAGATATGCCTAGCGACATACCCTTTTAAGGAGTAACCATGCTGCATCCTAGAGTCAGAAACACCGACCCTTTGACCAGTTGGCAGGCAGCAGGGTCTGCAAAAGACCTTGCCAGCCGCCATGCCCGACTGATTGTTGATTGCTTAGAAAAATATGGCGCAATGGGCAAAGATGGCATTGCCGCACAGACAGGCTTGGATTCCAATCAAGTAGCCAGACGGTTAAAAGAACTTAAAGAAGATGGCGAAATCTGTTTGACAGGTAAGGTTGTCAAATCCAATTCAGGGCGCATGGAACGCGAATGGAAGATCACGCCAATGCAAAGGGAATTAATATGACCCAAGATGAAATCATTGAGATGGCTGTACAGGCTGGAATGGCGGAAGAAATTGCGGCGTTCAATATTCCAATTATTGAAGCCTTTGCCAAACTGGTAGCCGCCAAAGAGCGTGAAGCCTGTGCAAAGGTGTGTGAGGAACACTTAGACGGCCTGAGCATGATAGGCGGCGCATTCGTGACTTGCGCCTCCGCCATCAGAGTTAGAGGTGAAGCATGAGTGATTACGACATGAAAATTCATAGCAACCCAGACGCACAAGCGTGGGCAAAGTTTTTCATTCATACAAAAGAAAAGGCAAACTGGCAGATTGAAGATATTGATGAATCATTGATGTTGGCTTGGTTTGCAAACGCAATGATGGCAATGCACGATTATTTAAAGTCACAGCGCACATGGGTAGACCTAACTCGCACACAAATGCAAGATGTTTATTTTGAAGTTTTAAAAGAACATCGCGGCGGTCATCAGATGGTAGGGCAGCTTGCCTTTGGGGAAGCCTTGCAAGCCAAGATTAAGGAGAAGAACACATGATTGAAATTACACGCTTTAGAGTTGATATGGATGGTTCAATAGAGCCGTATGAGGATGGTAAATGGGTTCGTTATGAAGACATGCTACAGCGCACATGGGTAGGGCTGGCAAAAGAAGACCGCCTGTGCGCCAAGTACATGCAAGACGCACCCGCGGGCATTGAGGCAGTTATTGACTACATTGAATCAAAGCTGAAGGAACTCAACACATGAAGACATCAGTACTGATGCGTTGCCCAATGTGCGAACAAACCAGTGAATTGGACAATCTCCATTTATTAGACCGTTCATTTAAACTTAAATGGGAGGGGCTGACGGATGAGGAGCAATCTTTTATTTATGACCAAGTCAAACAGATTGTTAACAGCAAGCCGTTTTGGGTGAGGTTTGCAGATGCCATAGAAGCCAAGATCAAGGAGAAGAACACATGATTGAGGCAATCAAAACATTCTTTGGCCGTTTGCGCGGGGACCATGGCAGCCGTAGGGTGATCGTTGAAGAGGGAAGACTGTGGCACTGCACTAAATGTCGTTTGTTGTTTATAACGAAGCAAGAGGCGGAGAGACATAAGTGCATGGAGGCCCACTTATGAAATGTCCCGAGTGCGGTGTATGGTCCACGGTCCTTGAGACTAGGACTACGGAGAACGGATACAGAAGAAGAAGGCAGTGTGCCAACGAGCACAAATTTACAACCGAAGAAGTTGTTGTTCAAAAGAGCAGTGGAGTTTTATCAACCAGTAAAAGGAGTTATGAAAATGAAGACAGCAGCGAAGAGTAAATCACAGAAGTTCATGGAATACATCTTGGACCATCCATTGTCCAAGGTGCCTGCCGTGGCCAAGAAGTTTGGCATTACACCGGCACTTGGTTACCAGTTGCGCAAGAAGGCGCGGGAAAACCTAGTTGGGATCTTTGCGCCGCCTGAGATGGTGCCCATGCCTCCCGTTCAAGATGTCAACTCGATATTGGATGTGCGGGCCAACAACTACGGCAAGTTCAAAGACGGCGCGGAACTCATGCAGTCCCTCAAGCGTTCCATGGCTGCCCATGCTGCCAAGCATGACAAGACCTTTGCGGATGACCAGTGGGAAGCGCTGGAGATGATCATCCACAAGATGGGCCGCATCGTGAACGGCAACCCTGACGTGACCGATCATTGGGTCGACATTGCAGGGTACGCAACACTGATAGCCGATAGGCTGGAAGGACGGGCCCGATGAAAGTTAAACCCGCAGAAGTTCGAGCCTTGGTCCTTGAGGCGTTACGCAAGCACAACTACACCGGTAGGACAACGGAAATTGCAGAGTGGACAGGGCTGCATGCCTCCGTGGTCCGTCGTGCGGGGTTGACGTTGGCCAACGAACTCAAACTGGAAGCGGCCCTTGTCCCCGGAAGGGGCAAGGGTGAGTACAGGTTCACCATTATCCAGCTTGATCTGTTCATTGATGCCAAGAAACCAAAAGGCAGTTTCCCCAGCTTACGGCAGATTCTTGATGAGTTGACGCAGGTCAAGACAAAACTCTTTCTCATGAATCTGTTTACTAGACTTCGCGGAAAGTAAAAAGGGCCCCTCGGGGCCCTTTTATTTTGCCTCGCCCCAACTGGGCCCGACTTCTACGTCACACCGACTAGGCACCTCTAAGCGCACGGCGTTGGCCATGATCTCGGCAGCCTCCTGTGCAGCCTCCCGATTCCTGACCGACAGCGCAACCTCGTCATGCACTTGCAAGATGGGGTCAAACCCAGCCTTGGCCAAGGCAACCATGGCAGCCTTAGTCTGATCTGCTGCTGACCCTTGGATCAACTTGTTCAAGCCCTTGTACGTGCCTGCCCGCTTGATCCTTGGTCCGTATTCCACGACAGCTTGTGCATGCGGCAGCGCCTTGTTCACGCCCCATTCCACAGGTTCCCACAAAGGGAAGCGACACTTGCGGCCAAGCAGTGTGCGGATCGCGCCGCCTGTAGCTGGGTGGTCGATGCGCTTCATCACGGCGTTGACGGTGCCTTTGAGGAACGGCACTTTGATATGGAATGAGTTAATTAACTCAGAGGCCTCAGCGGTGGACAAGTCCAACTCGTTGGCCAACTTGCCCTTGCCCATGCCGTACATCAGGCCAAGGCCAATGGTCTTGGCAGCCTTGCGTTTGATGCCCGCCATATCTGCAACCATTTGGTGGAAGTCGGTGGCCGGATCGTTGCGGTATGCGTCAACCATCTTCTCCGCCCCGGGCAAGTCCAACAGGTGGGCGTAATGCACCAACAGGCGGGGCTCTTGTGAACTGAAGTCGTTTGATGCCCAAATGTCGCCTTGTTCGGGCAGGAACAACGAGCGCACCATGGGCCCAATGATTTCGTGGCGGGCAGGCACCTGCTGAAGGTTGGGGCTGTTCATGGACAGACGGCCTGTGATCGTGCCGCCGTCGTCGTTGCGCATTTGATTAACGTGGGGGTGGATGCGCCCAGTCTTCTTGCTGAAGTCCATGTAGGGCTGAAGGAAGGTGCTGTGCGTCTTATTGGTCTCACGTGCCTCCACAATCAACTTGGCCACAGGGTGCGGGCATTCATCCAAAAAGCTCTTGGTAAAGCTTGGCGCTCCAGCAACGGTCTTGCCGTAAGGCACCCCCAGCGTATCGAATGCGTGGGCAATGGATTGTGCCGCCCAGATGTCCACTTTCTTACCGCATGCTGACTTCAGCTCTTGGTGAATCTGTGCTTCGCGCACGATCAGCTTATCAATCACCATGCCGCATTGGATGCGATCAAAGCGGATGCCGCGCAGGGTCATGTTCAACAGAATCGGGAAGACCTCGGTCTCCAGATCGAAGATTGATTCAACTTCCTCTTGTCGCAGCTTAATTTTGAAGTTCTGCCATAGCTTCAAGGTCAGTGCAGCATCCTGCTCGGCGTAGTCGCCAACGTACATAGCAGGGAGTTTCCACAATTCTTTCTTGGGGTGAACGCCGAAGTCCGCAGCGGCTTGCTTGAGCAAGGCTTCCGACTTGACTTCTTTCAGGTAGTCAAAACCCAGCGCGTTCAAGCTGTAAGAGAAGCGGTTCTCATCGAGCAGCGGAGCGGCAAGCA